TAACTTCTTGGCAGAAATATTGCACCGTTGGTATACGACCAAACGTCAATAAGAATTTGGTGGGTTGTAATAGATTGGTATTCTGTGGATTTCTGTTTAATACAGTCATTCATTTCTCCTTATACATTATTTAGGAGCCAAAAAAAAGGACCACCGAAGTGGTCCTTTTAAAGTGTCACTCTGTGGTGACTTCTTCCCATCCCGAAGGATGATTACATCAAGTTCTTTACTGCGAAAATGCGGTAGTAAACGTTGGCACGAGCATTCAATGCACCGTTAGATGATGCCAAACCTGTTGCGAATGGGTTTGCAACCATGCCGTAACGAGTTTTGAAACCAATCTTTGGTTGGAATGTAGCTTGGTCAACTGCACGAACCATTTGCAACGGTACGTATGGGCAATAGAACAAACCAGCATCATAAGGTGATGAACCCTTATAACCAACAGTAACCAATTCTTGGTTGGATGTATAACCACCGAAGTATGGGTCGATATAGACCTTGATACGACCGTGTAACATACCAGCAAATGTATTGCCTGTATCATCAACTTGTAGGTCAGCTTGAAGAGCTGGTGTGTATTGTAACACGCCAGCCATAGCCATAGCAGAAGCAACGTCTGAAGAAACAATCAGAACGTTACCTTTTCCACGGCGAGTTTGCTTAGCGATTACGTTAGCATCACGCTCGATTTGGAAAATCAAACCTTTGAAACGCTCAACAGACCAACGACCGTTAGAGTCTGTGTCCAAGTCGAAAGCACCAGCAGTAGTAGTACCATACTGAGCACCGGCTACGGCACAAGTATAGATTGTACGGATAACTTCACGGTTGATTTCAGCCAAGATTTCTGTTGACAGAATGTTTGACAATTCTGTTTCAGCATCCAAACCATGGATTGCTTTCAAGTCTTGAGCAAGTTCAAGTGAATACTCGGCCTTCAAAGCACGTGACTGAGCAGTAACAGTAACTTTCTCGATAGAGAATGCCATTTGTTGGAATGCTGGATTAGAGTCACCACCCAAGCCTTCAGCAGTAGCTGTTGGCAAGCCAATACCAGTTGTGAAACTGTTAGCAACCAAGTCAGCACCAGTGTTTGTAACAATGTCAGTTGCGTTGTTACCACGGAAGCCGTATGGATTAGCAACAGAAGAAGTACCAGAGAATTCAGTATTTGCTTCGTTGAAGAACGCTTCGTTAGTGTTCGATGGTGAACCAGATTGTGCGCTGTAACGTGCACGCATTGCGAAAATCAATCCTGTAGGACCAGTCATTGGCTGAACGCCAGCAACGTCATAAGCGATAAGATTTGGCAAAGCACGGCGAACCAAAGAAATCAAGATTGGGTCATAGTTCGAAACACCGCCAGCAACGTTAGTTGGTGTAGCAGATGAAGTTTCGTTCAAAGACTGGCGGTCTTGAGCCATGGCTTGTTGTTGGTTTTCCAAAACAAGAGCAGTAACTGCTTTCTTGTATGGGTCTTTAATGGCTTCGAGTTCTGGATGGTTCAGAACTGGTGACCACTTTTGTTGTAGTTCTTCTGTTAGAAACATTTAATGTTCTCCTTGTGAGTTTCTATATTTGGTAAATTTTATTTATTTAACCAATGTTTTAGAGATTGTTTGTGCATACTGTGCAATTTCTGCATCGACATGGCCTGTAGGCTTTTTATCGTCTTCGATTAGCACTTCTTCGTTCAATGCAGAACTGCCAGATGTATTAATTGATTCATTGAAATATGATTCTCTCAATGTTACCAATTTATCTGCGAATTCATCGTCAGTAGTAAACTCCACACCCTCTGCGAGCGATTTCATTTTTTCTACTTGAGTCTGCGTTAGGCCCTCACATACTGCATGTATAGCCTCTGTTTTTTTGGATTCGTTTAATTCTTTCTTCAATTCAACGGCAGCTTGAATCTGTTCGTTCAATGAAGTTTCGAGTTCTTCGACTTTGCTTGTTAGACCTTCAACGATGTCCACTTTTTCTTCTGGGATATCGATGTAGTGCTCTTCGAATAGACCTTTCATACCTTCAATGAAAGATTCTACGATTTCAGCACGTAGACCTTTTTCAACTGCCAAATGGTTCTCTTTCAACCATTCTTCGGCCATGTAGTTGATATAGTCATCTAACTTGGTAGCCAAGTCTTCTTTGATTTCTTCAACGGCAACTTCAAATTCTTCGAATAGAGCCTGTTCGATATCTTCCATTACAGCTTGTGTACGAGCGATAACGGCAGCTTCGAAAATTGTGGTAGCCTTGTCTTTGAATTCTTCAGAAAGATTTTCACCAGACAACAGAGCATCAACGTCTTGTTCCATTTGCTCTTTCATCTTTTCTTTCTTCATCATTTTCTTAATCATGGCTTTGTCTTGAGCGGCATCTTCGTGGCCTTCGCCTTTTTCAGATTCTGCTTCAGCGACCATTTCATCATCATATTCTGTTTCTTCTGGAACATATGGTGCAACAGCGCCTGGATTAGGTTGCATAGTTTGTTTGGCCAATTTGGCTTTCACACGGTCACGAATGTTTTCGTAAGATGTTTCAGAACCTTGATGACTTCCCATATTTTTATCTGTTTCACCAGCCAAGTCTTGACCTGGTTGATGACCTAGTTTTGCCATTGGTTGAGCACCAACTGGCGCTTTAGCACCTGGAGCTGTTGCTGATGGAACACCTTTTGTGTAATCTGGTAATTCATCGTTAACATCGTTAGGTGATGTGCCGATTTCGCCAACATCTTTAGTACCATAGGCAACTGATGAAGGCAATTTAGATGGTTTGTCTTTGCCGCCTTGCTTAGAAGAAATGTTTGAATCAAAAGATTCTTTTGCACCTTCGACTAAGATTGCTTTAGCGGCGTCTGCTAGATTAAAATTTCCCATTTTGAGAATCTCCTTGTATATAATGGATATTTATAATTAAAGTTTTTTGATGAAATTTTCGAATATTTTTAAACTGACTTGTTCAATCTGTTTTTTAGAAGCTTGACGAATTTCTTGCTTTGCTTCCTCTAACTGAACTTCAGTCCAACTTCCGTTTATCATCATCCACTCTTTACCTTCCATAATACCTTGTACAAAAGCACCAGGCGCAGAAGGGTCTGCTACTATATCTGCCGCTGTGGCTAGACAAAAATCACCTTGAACAACGTTGATACCGTTTTCCATTTTAAGAGAACCCATACCTCTAGACGATACACCTAATTGTGCACCACCTTCAATCAGGCTTCTTGCAATGTTACCCATAGGGGTTTCAAGGATTTTAGCTTTGCCTATCCAAGCGTTTCCTTCTTGGCGTAGACCCACAATTAAGTGAGACACACGGTCAAGATTGATAGATGGGGTGTCTGGATGACCCAGCTCACCAAAGGCACGGTTTTTATTAATGTATTCTTCTGTATAACGATTAACTTCATTACGCATTGTTTCTTCTTTGTACATGCGTTTGTTCTTGTTAACCGATTCAGCAACAAGAAAAGGACCTTCAATGAACAAGGTCTTCTTGCCGTCTTTTTCTTCTACTAAGTAATTTACCGATTCGGTAATTTCTTTAATGAGTTTCATTATAGACTTTCTATTATGGTCTTACGCCGTAAGAACCGTAGTTAAATGCAGCAGGATCATTAAATTGACCACGTTGATAATGTTGATTATCTTTACGCATCTCAATAACCATAGTGTATGAGTCATTAACAACCATGCCACGGGTTACAACACCGATATCACCTTTACTGCCTGATGTACCGGCTGTATTGTTTGGAATTGTTGTCCAGTTACCCATGCCGTCATATTCACCATTGCCATTCATGATAATTAATGGTAATGGTGTTACTGCATTCCAAAATAATTGAACATCACCACCTGCACCACAATCATACCACAAACGATTTAATGACAATCCATAATATGGAAGAGCACCTGTGTTTGCTGATGATGATAACAGATTGGCTTTAGAACTATCTAACGCACCATATAATGTATTTGCTTGAATACGTACCGCATTAGATTCTTGACCAGTACCATCAAAAGATGCTGTTAATTTAATAACTACATGTTCTGTGGTATCTTTTATCACTTGATATGTGAATGAGTTTGCCATTTTTGTTTCCTATTAAACTGCGGAATCTTCTACTTCAGCCGATTGAGGTTGTGCAAAAAGATTCTTTGCTAACTGTTCTTTATGGTTTTCGATATGAGCCATAACTCTATTTTGAATAGCAGAATACAAGGCATCACGCATTTCAGTTGCGTTTCCATCTTCTGCATAATCTACAATTGCTCTTGTTACTTCTGACATATTATTCTCCCAATTAAACTATTTATAATATACGTTTCAGTTTTGTGAAAGTATTCACTTCTTCTTTTTTCGCCGCTGATTTTTCTTGAGCTTGTGCCAAATCAGCTTGCGCCTTCAAATCTTCTGGATGAGTAGGTTGTTGTGATATATTTGACATCATTTGTTGTTGAGCAACGTCATTCATAACACCAACTGGTAAACCTAATCCTTCTTCTTTCTCTGAATCAATTTCAGATTGCATTTCTTTAATCTGGTCATCTGTCAAACGGAGAACATTACGTTGAATCCATGCCTGTGAGAAATAACGGCCTGTGTATGCATCAACGGCACTCAACAAACTAAGTCTTTGATTCATTAATTCGGCTTCTTTGAGTTCAGCAAAGTTATTATCTTTAATGAAATCATAATAGATATTTTCTTTGAATAAATCCCACTCTTCAGCAGTACAGATACCTTTCATCACACATTGAACACGTAATGCTTGGTCAAACACTTCTGTAAATTTGTTACGTAAACGGTCAACAAACTTTGAAAACTTTAATTCGTCACGGGTAATCTCAGAGGTCCGGCCTAATGAGAAACCTTGATTCGGTTCTAATCTAGAAATTGGTACAGATAATGCACCATACAATTTCTTTTGGAAATACTTAACATCTTCCAATTCACCTAAGTTTTGGCCACCTGGCAATGTAGTAATCTCAGTACCTTTTCCACCTTCACGGCGAGGTAACCAAAAATCTTCTAACATAGACATGTGTTTACGGTCATCACGCACTTCACCTGTGTTCGAATCATATACAAGCTTGTTCTTGTATTTTACCATAATATCACGAAGATATTGCTCCGCTTTTAATTTTGGTAGATTACCTACATCAATATAAAAGATGCGGCGTTCTGGAGCTCTCGAAATTCGGTAAATCACCGTTGCATCTTCAATCATCCGAAGTTGATTGAGAGGTTTGATAGCTTTATGTAGATAACTCAGAACGACTGCTCTACGTGAATCCATTAAACCAGAAACAACCGAAACGATTGAATCTGTCGTGATACGAATACCAACTGGTCCATAATTTGAAGATGAACCTGTTACAACTTTATCATTGTAAATATAATATTCATTAACCGTTTGCATAATATCTGCACCAGTACGGTCATCTTTAACTTTTTTAATCTCACGTACCTTACGTAGTTTACGTGGATCAATATATCTTAACTCTTTGATGCCTTCTATAGGATTATTCTTATCAATAATCACATGATAGAAAAGTCTACCGTCAATATAATACCTACGGAAAATATCTTGAGCCATGTTTTGATAATTAAACAATCTTAAAACTGTTTGAAATTCTTCTTTGATGGCTTTCTTAATCTTCTCTGGTTGTTTCAGTTTATCTAAAACAATATTTGTAATTGTACCATCATCATCTTGTACGATGGCTTCATTAATTATGTCATCTATCGCAGACTCAATTTCTGGTTGCATTGCCATTTCACGATACCGAGAGATGAGTTCAACCTCATTCTTGGCAGTACCATCAAGGTCAACGTATGTGCCATAGTAAGCGGCAGATGTAATAGTTAATGCGCCGTCATCCGAAGCCGGAGGCGAAAACGATTGCTGAGTCTCTTTGTCGAGCTCATCCTTTTCACGGGATATCGTAAAACCGAAAAGTGAAAATTTATTTGTATTGGCCATATTTTTAAGTTAATTATAAAATCAAGTAAACATAAAGGAGGGTGGTTAACCCTCCGTAAAAATCAAGTGGTTGTATTTTCTGCTTGCCACCATTGATATGCAAACGTAGTTTGATATTCTTCAATAGCGTCATTTGAACCCCAATCTAAATCAATTGGTGCCAAATCTACTGGAAATACTCCAACAAACCTATATTTTTTAAGTTCGCCGCCTGTTTTTCCATATTGAGTTACTGTTGCGTCAACTGTGTAACCATTGTTGTTCAAAGCGCCAGGGTTACGAACATTACTAGAATGACTGTTGATTGCATTCATCCATGATTCTAAAGAATTTCTAATTGTGAAATCTTCATCATTGATGATTGTTAATGTCCAGTCAGCAAATGTTCTGTTACCAGCAAATTTCAATTCACGACCAAAATAATAAACTGGCACAGTACCTACGGTAGAACCTGGTAACTGTGCTGTTTTGGCCATGAATGTTACTTTTTGTCCAGCAGCAGTACTGTTATTAGCAATAGTTGGAAAAGTTAAAGAGACTGAAAATAGATTAGGACGTGCACCGTCACCAATCATATTCGCTCTAAATTCTGCTACATTGAATGCCATTCTTTTCTCCTGTTATGTTTTATTTATTAAGCCACACCAACGATAGTGTTGAAGTCAACACCAGTTCCAACGGCTACAAAGTTCAACTGAATGAAGTTGATAGAACGAGCAGGTTTAATGTAGATATCACCAACAAATTGATTTGAGTCAATAACATTTGATGTGTTATTAGTTGAGTCACAAACCACTTTGAAGTCTGTAATACCACGGCGACCTTGAATATCACGTAAGAATGGAGTTACCAAACTTATAAATTGAGCACGTGTAAATTCATCATTCAATTCAAACAATGAATATTGTGCTGCCTTAGCAATAGACTTCTCTAATGTGATAAACAAACGGCGAACGTTGATTCGGTCGAATGCTGATGGCTTAGATTGTAATGTCTTGTCACCAAACAACACGGTACCTTGACCAGGGAAAGATACGACAGGATTGACACCTGCTGCATACAATGCGTCACGATATGTTTTGGTTGGGTTCCATGCTAACTTGATACAGTTCTTGATAGCACCACGGTTGAAACCGGCAGGTGAGAACCATGGGTCTTTGATAGAGTCTGTATAGACACATAAACCAGCAATGTCACCATTCAATGGAATATAACGATATACGTTGTTGTATTTGTCGTATTGATATTTCCAACCAGAATCTGCCATAACATAAGAAGAACTTCTGCTCAAAGCAGTTAACCAAGATTGAATATTTGTAGTTTCATTACCCGATACGTTCACAACATTTGCGCTTGGTGGAGAAATGAATGTTACACAATCAGAACGTGCTGTGGATAAGTTGTCAATAATGTATTGTTGTGTTGCAACTGGTGCATCAGCCGTCAATATTAAAGAAATATCAATAGTTTCTTTGTTTGCAAATAGACCATAACCTGTTTGAATATTGCCAGCAGTTGGTACTGAATCAACACCACCAGCTAAAGTAATTGAATAGTTACCATTTGCATATGTTGTGGAATCTATTCTAGCAAATGTTGTTGCAGCGCTAGATGAACCCCATGTAGCAGATGTATTAGCGTAATCAACTGGATCCATAGCATAGATATACTTCGAATTGTTGAAAATTACTTGTTTGTAATATGTGCTTGAACCATTTAATGTATCAGTAGACAATTTAGAAATAAATGGATATGTTTCCAATACTGTACCTGCTGTACCAGTAATCAAACCGCCACCGTCAACAACAATAATATGCATCTCATTATTTGAACCACCAGAAGCTGCTGTCTGTACTGAAGTTCCTGGAACAGCCGTGAAATATGATTTGTATGTCCAAGCATTGAACAATGTGGTATTTGCCGAATCAAAAACTTCAACTTTAATTGAATTGCCTAGAGTACCAGGATAACGTGCAGCAAAAGGACCATAAGCATTTGAAGAATTTACATTTAAGTATGCTGCTTCATAAGCATCTTCATTAGTAATTTGGATATTTGAGTTTGATGTATTTGCATCGGCATTTAATGTACCAGAACCAACAGCACGAACAACTTGTAAATTATTTCCATATGCTAAAAAGTTAGAACATGTAAAGAAAGCGGTTGCTGTGTTTGAGTTTGGTTTACCGAATGTTTGTGCTAACGTGATTTCACTATCGATTAATTTAATTTTGTTTGCTGGACCCCATTGGAATCTTCCAGCAAATGCACCAGCAGTTGTAAGTGTAGAAGGTACGACTGTTGTTAAGTCTACTTCGGATACATTTACACCTGGAGAGATTTGAAATGCCATTTTTTTCTCCTTGAATTATTATAATTTCTCTTGGCAGTTATACCATGGAGATATTTATGAAAGGTCGGATTTACATCCTATCTACCATCTTCTTTGTAAAGCCTGCGTAGGTATCGCCACCATGAGCATTTTCCCACAAATCACCACCCCAAATTTCAAACTCATGTTCTAATCCATTTTCTATTATAGGTGCTGGTAGTACATCATCATCTATTTGATTCATATTTTCTAACTGAATCTGTTTACGAATATCGTGGTTGACAATTTCTTTGAAATATTGTTGAGTGGTTAACCATGAGAACATGACCAAAGTCATTACTGCATCATCATTGGCACCATCTTCAGCCTTAAAAGTATTCTTTTGTTGAACAAAAGTGGTTAACTCTGAATAGGTATCAAAGTCATTAATCACCAACTTGTCACCTTCAATCAAGGTTTTAAGGTTTGAACAACCAATTGCCTTGACCTGAACTGACATTTTAAGTCCCATTTGAATACCACGGGCAAAACCAGCAGATAATTGTTGTGGTTTTTTGTTACCTGTAAATATCTTCCACAAGTTTTCGTATTCAAAATCTGAATGTAACGAATCTGCCACCTGTGGATTGTTGTTGATTTCTACCAAAACATAGGCATCATTATAATACCTTGCGGCATTATAGATAACCGTTGGAAATAATATGGGTGTGATTGATGAACTCTTATAAGTTGCCACTTGTCTGTATGGTGTCTGAGATATATCAATCACCGAGAATGCTGAACTATCTAGATTCTTACCTTCTGATACGTCTACACAGATACAATACAAATGGTCTGACTTAGATTCATCCACACCTTCTTTGATTGGATGTTCATAAATTTTGAGTAGGTCATGGTTGGCAATAGGGTCTTTATATACCAACTGTTGTAACTTGTAACCAGAAATCAATGTATTTGTTGAACCCAAGAATTCTGTTTCAAACTCTTGACTGAATTGCCGTTCAGATGTGTTACGAATTGTTTCTTCTTTCCACTTCTCATCACGACCTGGCACCATAGACCAATGAATTTCAAAATTGGTATAGTTATTTTTCTTGTTTAATGAATCCATCCACAGCTTGTAGAACAAATTCATACCGTTCGGTGTAGACACAATAATAATCTTGGTCTTTTTACCTGATGAAATTACAGGGTAAACAGAGTTAAAGAATTCTTCAGCAATATTGTTTGGAACGAAAGCGAATTCGTCTAAGAACACAATGTTAAATGAACCGCCTCGAATAGCAGATGATGATGTAGAAGCGGCAATAATTTTAGAACCATTCTCAAGTTCTACATTACCTTTGTTCCATGTAAGAACACCTTGTTGCAACCACATCGGTAAGTTTTCATAAGCAAGTTGATACTTAGATAAAATATCTCTTGCTAATGAACCTTTGTTGGCCAATACAGCACAGTTTTGTGTGTCAGTAAAAATGGTTGCCCACAACATATATGCCACAGTTGTTGTTGTTTTACCTACCTGACGAGGACACTTAGTGATAACAAACCTGTCTCTGGCAAATAGTTCAAGCATTTTTTCTTGAAATGGCCACATACTAAACTTGATTAGACCTTCATCTACGTTAACAATCTTAATGTAGTTCTTGGCAAAATAGATTGGATCTTTAGAACATTTAATGTATTCATCAACTTGTTCTTGTGTATACTCTACCTTGACACCTGCCTTTTTAAGTAAAGGATTGTCACGATAGGCTTCACCAAATTTTAAATCAACATTCATTCTTTACCCTTGAGAAATCTATTCAATTCAGCTGTTGAACCTACAAAGAGAGCATTATTAATTTTTGTATCAGCTTCTCTTTTTTTACCATCCATCTCACGCATTTCTTTTTGTGTTTTCAATAGTCGGTCATTTGCTTCTACCATATTTTTAAGTAGAGTACCATATACTTCAAATGCTCTTGGGTGTTGACCTGCTTTGGCAATCTGTAGGATTTCTTCCATGGCATCTTTGCCTTGTTCAATAATATCTTGTAGATTACTTTTAGATTGTTCGTAGGCATCGACCAGGTCTGTTTTAAGGTCAATCTCATCTGTCGGTGACTTGTTTGCAATTGGAACTAAAGGTTTACTTTCCTCTTGAACAGGCGTAACATCAAAGATTTTTTCCATATTTTTGTCGAATGTATTCATAGTGGTATTTATAAGATTATTCGATTTCGTTCTTTTCTTTTTCAGTTACCATATCTATGAATTCTTTATGTGTTACTCTGCCTGGTTTATGTACTTGTATTAACATAATAATTGAAGCAGCCACGTTGTTATAATGATTCAATGCATAATAAAGTTCCTTTTCGGTTATCTCTTTCGAGTTTACCTTTTCAACCCAATCATCGTTAAATACATATCTTACTTCCATAACATTAATATCAACATCATGTATAAATGCCAGATACGATTCTGAAAAATTGTTTTCAACAAGACGTTTTATTTCCAACTTATCATACATCTTCAATGTTTTTGCTGTTATTGCTTTAACATGAGTTGGATCATCTAGAAATAAATCTGACTTTGGATGTGGAACTTGAATCTCCCATACGGCACCATTATCGGAGATTCTATACATTTCTTTTATAGTTTCAGAAAAATCATTTTTTAAGTGTTCCAAAATATCTTTGGCAACAATGTGTGAGAACTCATTCTTTTCAAATGGCCATGGTGTTTTTTCTAAATCAACAACCATATCCGGATTACACATTGGTGAAACGTCAACATTTAAAAATCCATTTATCTTATTGAAGCCGCATCCCAAATTTAAACTCTTATTAACTTTCTCATAAGACCCAAACTCAATAATTGGTTTTAAATTAAACTTCAATTCAAAATCTTCGTAGATTTCTTCAAACGTTGGCTGCCATTTCTCTTTAAAGATTTGTCTGTATACTTTAATTGAGTTGTACCAGATTGAGGTATCTGATCCTCTGTCGCCTGGTTTACCAGGGGCACCTTCGGCCCAAGTATGATATGGTAGTATTGGTGTAATGACCCACGTTTCTTTACCAAGTGCTGCTGCTAGATGCGCCACAGATGTACAAGAAGAAATCATTAAATCCATGTTCAAGATTGCAGCCGCAGTATCTTCCCATGAAATAATTAGATTGTCTAAGTTTACAATATTTTCTGGTAGTTGTTCTAGGTTGTTATCTCGTTGGAAAGAATAGAACTGTATATCAGGAAATGCATTGGCCATTTGAATTAACCATTGAGCATTGAATGTTCTGAACTGTTGATGTTCAAATTTTGGGTTACCTGCCCATCTAATACCAACCTTTTTCTTATCGGTGTTGATAATACTTTTCCAAATGTTAATAGATTCTATATTCGGAGAAAGGTAAGGTTTATTTGGTAAAGTTTCAGTATCAAAACCACAAATCCAAGCCGCAGAAAAACCTGGAATCCAATAGTCATGGTCAACAGTTCCTGCTTGACTTCTATCAATTATACCATCAACAGACTCAATTCTTGCAAATAAACTGCTTAAAGAAGGATCGCATGCAATGTAAACTTTTGAAAATTTAAATATTTTTTTCAAATGTGTTGCAAATCTAACATGAATAATTTCATCACCATAACCACCTTCTAAAGATAAAATAACAGATTTGTTTTTTGATTTGTGTACTTCTGGATTGAAAATTGGTTTATCGGTTTTAAGTAAACCTCCACCATATGTGTTGAGATATCTTCCACACTCTAGTAGTTGAAAACCTTTTTGAAATTCACCTTTTTGTACTAGATGCCATCCTCTATTAAAACAATGTCTTAACCAAATGTCTTGTGTATTTTTTCCATGTACATCAAGTATCTTATCTGGTCCTAATTTTTCAAGTTTCTCTGAAATTTCCCAAGCTTCATCATGTTTACCTTCTAAAGATAATAATAACATTTTGTCAATATCGTGCATTTTAACTCCAAAATAATATATTCAATTATATATATATCAATTTATTACAATAAAACTTTCACAGCATATGAATCGTAATACCCACCACCAACCTGAGTCCAAGATGATGTTCCAATTTGTATAGGAGATGATTTACCAACGGTTGTTCCATCACCTAATTGGCCATAAGTATTATCTCCCCATACAAACAAAGCACCAGTCGTTAGTATACCTAATGAATGGCGATTACCACCAGAAACTTGACTCCAAGATGATGTTCCAATTTGTATAGGAGATGATTTACCAACGGTTGTTCCATCTCCTAGTTGACCAGAACTATTTAATCCCCATGCATATAAAGCACCAGTCGTTAGTATGCCTAGTGAATGGCTATCGCCAGCAGAAACTTGACTCCAAGATGATGTTCCAATTTGTACTGGGGATGATTTATCAACCGTAGTTCCAT